ACCTTTCCTTGGGCGTTGGGGGCAAGCGCAGATTCTGGCATAGTCAGATGCTCATGAGCTGGCTAAATGCCGTTACGGTCTTTGGAAACTCGCTCATGTTGATCGCCCCCCCAAAAACGACTTCCGAGAGCAAAAACTGGATTTAAACAGAACGTCCGCTTTTGGCCGATAGCAGCCTCTCGGACTTTGAAATTGACGAGTGCCCAGACCCCTATCGCTTACTGACGTGTCAGTTAACACTTTCTGCCATTGCATAAAATATGCAATTTAGCATTTGCCAACCCCAAAAACTCCCGGCACTATCGCCGTTATGCAAAAACGCAACGTTTCAACCGTCTTAAGAGAGCTGCTGGACCGCGACCGGATCTCCCCCACGGAGCTTCACCGGCGTACCGGCGTGCCTCAATCCACACTCTCGCGGATCCTCAGCGGCAAGATCGTCGATCCGTCGGACAAGCACATCTCGCGCATCGCCGAGTACTTCCGCGTCAGCACCGACCACCTGCGCGGGCGCGCGGCGTTGGGCGTTGGGCGCGATGACGGGCGCGACCCGATGCATTCGGAACTCAAGGACATAAGCCTGTGGGACGACGACACGCCCGTTAATGATGACGAGGTGTCGATCCCCTTTCTGCGCGAGGTTGAATTGGCTGCTGGATCAGGAAGATTCGTCATCGAGGAAAGCGAGAAGGCCAGCCTGCGGTTCGGCAAGCGCAGCCTTCGCCACAACGGGGTGCAGTTCGATCAGGCCAAATGCGTGACGGTGCGTGGCAACAGTATGTTGCCGGTGCTGCGCGACGGCGCGACGGTTGGGGTGAATGCGGGCAAGAGCGGCATTGGCGACATCGTCGATGGCGACTTGTATGCCATCAATCACAATGGCCAATTGCGGGTGAAACAGCTCTACCGCCTGCCTTCCGGGATTCGCCTGCGCAGTTTCAATCGCGATGAGCACCCGGACGAGGACTACAGCTTCCAGGACATCCAGGATGAGCAGATCAGCATCCTCGGCCATGTGTTCTGGTGGGGCATGTACGCCCGTTAACCTCCTTGCGTAAGACAAAGCCCGCCCCTGTGCGGGCTTTTTTTCGAGCTTAAAAAACCGGTAAACCCTTGGCTCAGCAGGCTCTCAATGCGCTGGTGCATTTCTCTGGCAAAAATAAATGCGTTTATGCATTGACTGTATATGCATACATGCATATTCTCCATCTCAAGCCAGCCAACAAGGTGGTGGAGGCGGCAAGGATGCTGCCAAGGAAATTGACAAGGAAGCCACGCAACATCGGCAAGGACGCCATCGAAGCGATGGCAGGGATGCCAGGCAACACCGGCAAGGATGCCGACGCTCTTTAGTTACACCGCTTTAAAAAACAGGCAGCGATGAACCGGCCTTAACGGTTCAGAGGGTTGGCAACTGACCCGGGTGTGCAGCGTAAAGCACCAGAAGCAGTTATCCGGCGGACAGGGATCGTGGTCGGAAAAACATTGAGGAAAGAACCGTACCGCGCCAGTAGCGCCGAACGTTCGAGGACATCATTACTGAAAAGCCCGGGCAACCGGGCTTTTTGGAATGCCGACCTATCGAAGCATGTGTGAATGAAAAATGGACTATTGAGTGTTCAGCCAGGAGGCGTGACATGACAAATGAACAACAAGCGTTAGCGGAAATGCCTATCTGGCTGGTCATCGTATTGGCAGTGATCGGCGGGGTGTCCGGCGAAATGTGGCGCGCCGACAAGGAGGGCGCACGTGGCTGGTCGCTGATTCGGCGTCTGGCTCTACGCTCCGGGGCCTGCATGGTCTGCGGCGTTTCAGCCCTGATGCTGTGCTACGCCGCGGGCATGTCGATCTGGACCGCCGGCGCCATCGGCTGCCTTACCGCAATGGCCGGTGCCGATGTCGCCATCGGCCTTTATGAACGCTGGGCGGCCAAGCGCATCGGGGTCAACCAAGGCTCCGGCCAAGACCCGCAGTAACCGTTGCAAGGACGCTACTTACTATGACCCTTATCGAAAAACCCTCCCAACTGCCCCTCGCCATCGGCGCGGCGCTGCACGCGGCCTTTCCGGACTTGAAGGTTGGCAATCACCAGGATTTTCAGGGCGCCTTGGATAAAACTGGCGTGTTGATCACGGTCGAAGGCAATGGCCCGGGTATTCGCTCTCGTGAAGGGCGCAAGGCGCACGCCCTGACCGTTTCTCTCAGGGCCATGGTGGCGCCGGGTGCGCTGCCATTTGATGCCTGCGACCTGGCCAGCCAACTTATGGACCAGGTGCTGGATAACCGTTGGGGCCTGCCCTTGGCCCAGTGTGATTTGCCGATAAATATCGTCGCTGCTCCGGTTGCTGCCACTACAGCAGAAACGGACTACGACACCTGGACTGTTTCCTTCACCCAGACCGTCTACATCGGGCCGGTGTTACTCACAGATCCTACCGGCCAGCCGCTGTTTGCCCGCACCTGGGAAGTGGCGGATATCGACGATCCCGACCAATACAAACCACTGGCGGAGTAGCCCATGTTCGACGCGCTGTTACGCATGCAACTGGGGCCGATTATCGAACGCCTGGCAGAGATGGAAGCCCAGCTTGAAGACCTGTATCGACGCGCCGAAAGTTTTTGTCGGATTGGCACGTGTCAGTCGGTCGACGCCGCCAGCAATACCTGCAAGGTCAGCCATGGTGATTTGCTCACGCCGGCGATCCGCTTTTTCAACCCCAGCGCAGGCGCACAAACCGAAACGCGTATCCCGTCTGTGGGTGAACAATGCCTGTTGCTCAATTACGGCGCCGGCGAAGGCGGTGGGCAGTCCGTGGCTTTGTTCGGTCTCAACAGTAGTCTGTTTCCGCCAGTCTCCAGCGTTGCCACATTGACCCGACGGCGCCATCAGGACGGCACACAAAGCGACTACGACGACGCCAGCCATACGTTCAACTGGGTCAATGGCCCCACCACTTTCAGCGGCTCCCGCGAACAAGTCGACGTGAAGGTCGGCGCCGCCAGCCTGACGATCACTCCCCAGAACATCACCCTGCAAATCGGCGGCACCCGCCTGGTACTGGACGCTGGCGGCGCGCACTTCAGCGGCCCGCTGGTGGACCACCAAGGGCGCGTCATCAGCCCCCGATAAGGACATCCCATGCTCGGCATCGATCGAAACACCGGGGCAGCCGTCGATGACTGGCTGCAATTCGTGCAGCGCGCCACCCGAGCGCTGACCACCCCCGTGGGCACTCGGCAGAAACGCCCTCTGTATGGCTCGCTGATCCCGCAACTGCTCGGCCAGAACCTTGGCGACGACCTGCTGATCCTCGCCCAAAGCCACGCCGCACAAGCGTTCTACAACAGCCACAACGGCATCGGCGATTTTCAACCTCAGGTCATCGTCGCCACCCGCCAAGGCGCCGGCCTGCTGTTGCGCTTCGCCGGCACCTGGAAAAACCGCCAACAAACCTTCGAGGTCGTGACATGAGCATGCTGATCCCCGGCCAGAACCAACTGGCGGAACCGGCCATCATTGCGGTGGATGAGTTCGAGCCGCTGCTGGCCGAATTCAAGGCGTTTGTGGTCGATTACGTCGCCACCCGAGCACCGCAAAGCGCGGCCAAACTCAAGGTCAGCCTCGACAACGAAAGCGAGTTGCTGACCCTGGCCCTGGAAGCCTTCTGTGTAAGGCTGCAAACCCACGAACGCAAATACAATGCCCGTATCAAGCAGATGCTGGCGTGGTGGGCCACCGGCAGCAACCTGGATGCACGCCTGGCGGACATGGGCCTGGAACGCCAAGTGCTCGATCCAGGCGACCCGGCGGCGTTTCCGCCGGTGCCGCCGACGTTGGAGAGTGACGACGACGCTCGCTTGCGTTATTACCTGGCGCCGCATGCCCCGGCAGCGGGCTCGCGCATGCAGTATCGCCGAGAGGTTTTTACCCTGGGTGAACGGCCGTCGGTGAAGGTGCAAAGCGCGACGCCCGGTGTGGTGACGGTCAGCTACACCTTTGATCCCGACGGTTATGCCGCGCAGGTCAAGGACGGCAACGCGCGTCGAACAGCGCCCGGCGAAGTGATGGTCACGGTGCTTTCTCGCGAAGGCGACGGCACGCCCTCTGCGGATTTGCTTGACGGGGTTCGCCGCCATTTCGCACGGCCGGATGTGCGACCGGAGACGGATCTGGTCAGCGTGCAAGGTGCGCAAATCCTGCGCTACAAGATTCGGGTCGTGGCCAAGATCAATGCCGGGCCGGATTCGGGGCTCACTCAGGTAGCGGCGCAGAAACTGCTGCAAGATTACGCAGAGTCCTGTCATCGCCTCGAAGGGCGGGTGGATCCCAGCTGGATTGATTATGCGATCCATAGCGCAGGGGCTGCGCAATTGCAGATCCTTGAGCCGTTGACACCGATCATCAGCACCGCGTTTCAAGCGCCTTTCTGCACGGGTGTTGAAGTGGAGGTGCGCACGCTATGAGTGAGCGAAAACCGAGCCTATTGCCCGCTAACAGTTCGCAATTGGAAAAGGCGTTGGACCAAGGCTTTGGACGGTTACTTGAGCGAGTAACGCCGCCATTTCCCGAACTGATGAACCCGACGCAAACACCACTGGATTTTTTACCCTATCTCGCGGCTGATCGAGGCGTAAGCGAATGGAGTTCCATCGCAGCCGAGGCGGAAAAGCGTGCAACGGTAAAGCTCGCTTGGCCAACCGCTCGACAAGCGGGCACCCGTAAAGCACTCGAGAACGCGGCCAAAGGCTTACAGCTAATCCCCGAGGTGCGGGCCTGGTACGAACAAACACCGCGAGGCAAACCCTACAGCTTTTCTCTCCGGGCGTACTCCGAGTTGCCCTATAGCGAAGAGATCGACGCACGGCTGGATCGACGTTTGGCGGACGCCAAAAGCGAGCGCGACATTTTCACCGTCACGGTCGGCTTAAGCGCATTTGGCAGCCATTCCATCGGAGCGGCGACTGTCTGCGGTGAACTGACCACTATCTATCCGATTGTTATCGAGGGGCTTGAAGCGTCCGGCATGGCTTTTTTGGCAGCCGGGTTCTACAGCGTCGAAACCGTCACTATCTATCCACAGGGGTCCTAAATGGCCGACTTTTATACCCTGCTGACCAACGCAGGGATTGCTTATGAAACTGCCTGCAAGGCTGCTGGTGTACCTATCAAACTCGCGCAAATCTCGGTCGGTGATGGCAATGGCGCTGTCTACAACCCCGATGCCAGCGCAAAAGCGCTGAAACGTGAAGTGTGGCGCGGGCCATTGAATGCGTTGTTTCAGGATGAAAAAAATCCGAGCTGGTTGCTGGCTGAAGTGACTATTCCACCCGAGGTGGGTGGCTGGTATGTACGTGAGGCCGGGCTTTGGACGGATACCGGGGTTTTGTACGCCATCGTTAAATACCCGGAGTCGTTCAAGCCGGTGTTGGCAACGTCCGGCTCGGGGAAAGAGTTTTATATTCGGTCGATTTTTGAGACCAGTAATGCGTCGTTGGTGACGTTGTTGATTGATGACTCCGTGGTCAAGGCAACTCGAGCTTGGGTGACGGGTTATGTGGCTGATGAGTTGGCCAAGCTTGATGCCAAGCAGTCGGTTCGCGTGGCGACCACGGCAAACATCTCCTTGAGTGCAGCGCAAACAATTGATGGTGTGGCTGTTGTTGCGGGGGACCGGGTTCTTGTCAAAAACCAGTTGGCTGCGAAAGATAACGGGCTTTATGTTGTGACGAACACTGCGTGGGTTCGGGCTAAAGATGCGGATTCCAGCACCAAAATGACACCTGCGATGACGGTGACGGTTGAGCAGGGTGCAACGCTCGCTGATACGATTTGGCAGCTGATTACCGACGGTTCGATTGTTGTCGGTAGCACTTCGCTGGTCTTTCAGAACATAACGTTTGGTTTTGCACCACTCAGGTCGCCGGTATTTATTGGCCCTTCGGCGAATACTCCTGCACGATTTGACAACAGTAAGGCGTTGGCAACGACCGAGTTTGTCAAACAGGCCGGAGGCAGTTTCATCGGTATTCGTAATATTACTGCCGCGACGCAATTTACCGTTGAGGACGTGGGTTTCGCCTGTGGTTTGGGGGGGAACTCTGGCTATACGGTGACCTTGCCGGATATCGCCGATGTGCCAGATGGTTCGGTTATTGCGATGCACTGTCGAAGTAACGGCACCGTTGTTGTGGCCAGTAAGTCAGGCCAGCAGATTAGTCCACAAGGTGCTTATCTTAGCTCGATAACAATGGCTGCTGGCGAGAGCGCTTCCTTCGTTAAAGAGTGGGGTGTGTGGTGTGTCTATGGTACCGCAGCGCTGAAATACTCAGCCCAATTCTCTGCCAGTACGGGGGAAAATGGCTTTGAGAGGAAACCATCTGGCCTTATTGAACAATGGGGCTATGGAGTAAGCGATGCCTCTGGAAATCTCTATGTCACTTTCCCTGTCTCCTTTCCCGGGGCGATGCGCAATATTGTGGCAACTCATGTGGGCGGGGCAGGTGCAATTGTTATTTGTGTTGGCGGTAGTGCAACAAAGCAGGGGGTAACCTTAAGAATTCAAGAAGGCGTCTCGGGTTCACCTGGTGTTTGGAGTATCTACTGGCGGGCTATTGGAGTTTAAAATGACAGAAAAAATCCTGTTTAGCCCGAGTACGCTCGGCGCCTACTTGCCGACTATCAACGGCGACGATATTCCTGACGACGCAGTTGAGCTGCCATTGATCCAGTGGCAATCGATACTTGCCGAACTAGCGGTCAGTCCTAAAAGAATAGGTGCTGACGCTGATGGTTTTCCTATTTTGATTGACCCGCCGCCACTGAGTGATGAGTTGCTTGAATCAGTAGAGCGGACGTGGCGGGATGTGCGGCTATCCTGGACTGACTCGATCGTGTCAAGGCATCGGGACGAGTTAGAACTTGGCGAAATGGCTACACTCAACGACGTGCAATACGCTGAACTGCAACTTTACCGACGCAAGCTACGTGACTGGCCGCAAGGAGCCGAGTTTCCTTTAGCTGATCACCGTCCAACTAGCCCTGCTTGGCTGACCACCTCACTTAAGTAAACGCCTCGCACAGACGGGGCGTTTTCTTTTCTCGCGCTCACTTATTGATAACCCACTAAAACCGCCCTGCGGTTTTTTTTATGCCCGGAGATCCACCTATGGCCAACCGCCAAACCTACACCGTCCTCATCCCATTCCCCACCGGAGGTGGCCATTGGTCCACTGCCGGCGAGGAGCTGGAACTGCTTGACGTCGAAGCATCCGCCCTGCGCACCGCCGGCCGTCTGGAATTGACCAGCGTCCTCAACTCCACCCCCAAGAAGGCTGACTGATCATGGCTGAGGTTTTGAACTTCGAGCACAACGGCATCACTGTGAATGCCACCGAATCCCCCGAGGCCATGGGTGGCCTGGGCGACAACGTTATCGGCCTGGTCGGCACCGCGCCGAATGCCCACGCGTCGATTCCGAAAAACGCGCCGTTTCGCATCAACAGCTTCACTACTCAGGCGCTGCTGGACCCTACCGGCGCCGAATCGGGCACGCTGTTTCAGGCGGTGTACCAGATCCTCAAAGTGGTGAAAGTGCCGGTTTATGTGGTGATCGTGGAGGAGGGCGCAACCCCGGCTGACACGATCAACAATGTGATCGGTGGCAACGAGCCAACCACCGGCCGCAAGCTGGGCCTGGCGGCTTTGAGCAGCGTCCCGGAAGACCTGACCATCATCGGCGCGCCAGGCTTCACCGGCACCAAGGCCGTGGCCGGTGAGTTCGCGGCTTTCGGCAAGCGCATCAAGGCCCGTGTGGTGCTGGACGGCAAGGACGTCTCGGTCGCTGACCAGGTGACCTACAGCGGCGAACTGGGCGGTGCCGACCTCGGCTTCGACCGTTGCCTGCTGGTGCACAACCTGCCGTCGGTGTATTCCAAGGCGGCGAAGAAAAACGTGTTCCTGGCGCCATCCTCGTTGGCCATCGCCGCGTTGGCCAAGGTCAAGCAATGGGAAAGCCCTGGTAACCAGGTGACCTTCGCCGAGGACGTTTCCCGCGTGGTCGAGTACAACATCCTCGACACCTCCACCGAAGGCGACCTGCTCAACCGTTACGGCGTGAGCTACTACGCGCGCACTATCCTCGGCGGTTTTTCGCTGCTGGGTAACCGCTCCATCACCGGCAAGTTCATCAGCTACGTCGGCCTGGAAGATGCCATCAGCCGCAAGCTGGTCAAGGCCGGCCAGAAAGCCATGGCCAAGAACCTCACCAAGTCGTTCATGGACCAGGAGGTCAAGCGCATCAACGACTGGCTGCAAACCCTGGTCGCCGATGAAACCATTCCCGGCGGCAGCGTGTACCTGCATCCGGAATTGAACAGTGTCGAGAAGTACAAGAACGGCACCTGGTTCATCGTCATCGACTACGGCCGCTACGCGCCGAACGAACACATGATTTATCAACTCAATGCCCGCGATGAAATCATCGAGCAGTTCCTGGAGGACGTTCTCTAATGTTTACCAACCGTGTAAGACAGGCCATTGCCGCCACCCTTCAAGGCCTGCCGTTGTCCGCGACGGTCGAGGAGTTCACCCCGCCAAAGATCGAGTTCGACATGGAGCCCATGTCCGGCGGGCGCTTCATCGCCGAAGAAATGGCCAAGAGCGGCAAGGTGCTCGGCGCCACGTTGGTGCTGCAAGGTGCCGGCCCGGAAATCATGTTGGCCCTGGGCGTGCGCCTGGGTGACGACATCCTGCTGAACGTGCGTGAAGCCGGACAAGACCAGGACGGCAAGACCTACTTCACCTACCACACCGTCGGCGGCAAATTGAAATCCCTGGCCGAGGCGAAGCTGAAGATGGGCGACAAGGTCACCACCACCCTGGAGCTGTCCTGCCGCACCTACAACCGCCTGGAAAATGGCATTCCGGTGATCGACATCGACGTGCGCACCCAGAAGTTCGTACTCAACGGCGTCGACATTCTCGGCGATGCACGTCGCGCGGTGCTGATGCCGTAAGCCTTCACTGCACCTGAAGTGGACACTGTCAGTGTGGGAGCGGGCTTGCTCGCGAATACGGAGTGTCAGTCAATACATGTGTGACTGATAGACCGCATTCGCGAGCAAGCCCGCTCCCACATGGACCGGTGTTGTCTTGCGAATACTTTTTTACCAAGGAATTGCCCCATGGCCTGGATGCCACCGCTGCACATCCTGCTGTCTCCGATCACCGCCGACACTGGCGCGACGATCCAGCAGATTCAACTCAAACCGCTGTTCTACGCCGCGCAAAAAGCCGCGCTGGCCCGGGCCGGTGATGACGAGGACGACCAGTTTTTTGAACTGGCGAAACTCGCCACCGGCCTGTCGGAAAAAGAACTCGATCAGCTCAAGCGCCCGGACTACGTGAGCATCGCTCAGTACGTACATGACATGTCGACACGCCCTGCGTCGTTCTTCCTCGATCAGCCTGACGAGGGGAGTCACGACCAACCGGTCCAGCTGTTGCTGGCGCTCGATGCGGCCGGTCGCAGCCTGACCGAACTGTCTCTGGAAATGCCCGCCCTGCGCGCCACCAAGGTGATGAAAAAACTCGCCACCAACAAAGAACGCGCCGAGTTCATCACCGCGCATTGCACCGGTTTGATGATCCCCGATCTCGCCGGCCTGACCGTGCCCGACTGGACGCAACTGCAGGAGCGCATCGACGATTTTTTAAATCAACCGGCGGACTTCTTTCGCAGCGCGACATCGAAGTAATCCTCGATGTGGTGCCGCTGATTTACTCGGTCAATGAGGCGGAGATCCTCGACTGGGACGCCGGCAAAGCATTGCGCCGCTACGACATTGCGATCACTCGCCTTGGCGTTAAACAGGAGTAAGCGGGATGCAACAGAGTCAATTTGGAACGCGGCTCGCCCAGGAAGACAAGCTGTGGCTGCTTGGCGATGCGGACCTTGGCAGTGTGCTGGCACCTTTTAGTGCAGACCTCGCAGCGCCTGTCAGCCTGGATTCGGTGCCCCAGCCTGCGCCGCAGCATGAGCTGACCTCGGCGTTGGTTACCGTCAGTGTGGACATCAACACGCTGACACAAGAGCAGGTCCGTTTGCGCGAGGCGTTGGAGACGCTTACCAGCACACTGTTTATTACCGGAAATTCGCTGGCAACCCAGTCCACCCATGCCAGCACCGCAATCGCCACGGGCGAGCCGGTGAAGCCTGAGCCTGTTCCCCGCTCCTGGACCGACCAAGGCCTTGAGTTAGGCGCGGATGCCGCCAAGTTCGTCGGTAAGGAAGTGCTCAGCGGTTTGTGGGACAAGGCCAAGGACAGGATTTCCGGCCGCGCGCTGGATGCGGTGGCCGACCGTTATCCGACCGCCGCCAAGTGGCTTAAAGAAGACAAAGGCAAAGACAAGGATGCGGGCAAAGGCAAGGAGTGCTGCTGCACGGGAGCGCTGCCAGCGGATATTCGTGGCCCATTTGAAACAGCCGCCGCGCAGATGCCTGAAAGCATCGGCGAGACCACCAGAAAGAAAGACAAAGCGCGGCCCAAGGGCACTGCAAGCAAGCCACGCGGCAAGAGCAAAAAGCCCCGTCAATCCAGATCACGCGAGGTTAAAACCAGCCTGGTCAGAACGTCGGCCGATATCAAATCGCAAGGTTCCGCCCCTGCTGCCAAGGTCTCGCTCCCGGTCAATGTCATGGGTCAACCACTGCTTGCGTTCGACAGCAAGCGAGCGGCGCAAGCCTCTACCCAGTCTCCGGTGAGTTCGTTTACTGCCTATGCGGCGCCTGCGGCAAACCGGACCGTGGCGCGTGGCACGTCCAAAGGCCTGACGGCCGGGTTGTCGGGAGCGTTGGCAAAGCTGGAGTCGTCCGCCGCCCGTCGTCTCGGCCCACTGAAGTACGTCGACACTGCTATGGAAGTGTTGCAGGGCGTACGTAACGGTGACGCCAAAGCTGTCGGTGCAGGCCTCACCGCGGCCGGTGGCGCCTGGGCCGGCGCCTCCGCCGGTGCCGCCATCGGCACGCTGATTTTCCCCGGTGTCGGCACCGCCGTCGGTGGCGCAATTGGCGGCCTGCTCGGCAGTGAGGCGGGGACCTGGCTTGGCGAGAAATTGTTCAGCACAAATGATCGCCTGCCCGCGCCTGGTGCGGTGAGCAAAGAGCTCAATGCCGCGCGCACGGACAACGTGCAAGTCTCCCTCGCCCCGAGCATCCAGATCACCGGCGTCAACCCGGCCGATGCCCAGCAAGTCGTCAATCAGGTGATCCAGGCCCTGCAGTTTCAGTGCATGCCAATGGTCACCGACGCTCTGGGCATTCGGCGCAACGTGGCTCTGGCTGACCCTTCAGGAGGTGATTGATGCGACAACAAATGGTCCTGGGCGACTTTATTTTTGGTTTGTCCCGAGGCTTTGCCTATTCCGGGCTGGTGCGTACCACTGACGGCGGCTGGAGTGACCTGGCGATTATTGCCAGCAAACCCCAGTCGCGGCAAAGCGGGCAGAAGCTGGAGAAGCTCACGTTCACCGGCACAGCGATGTGCGCCATCGGCATGCAGCGCCTGGATGAACTGCGTGCGCTGCAAAATGCGCGAGCACCCTTGCCGTTGGTCGATGGTATCGGCCGTAACTGGGGCCTGTGGCGGATCAATTCGGTAATGGAAACCCAGAGCAACGTGATCGATGACGGCACTGCCATGGTCATGGCCTGGACTATGGAACTGGAGGAATTCGTCAATGCGTAGAGTGCGAAGTATTGCCGGTGATTCGGTCAACCTGTTGCTCTACCGCGAATTGGGCCGTTGCGATGACGCGGCGGAAGAAACCCTTTGGCGTCTGAACCCCGAGCTTGCCGAGTACGGGCCGGTACTGCCCGCCGGTGTGTGGGTCATCGTGCCGGAAATGCAAACGCGGCCGGCGGCTGTGCGGCCTGTTCTGGCGTGGGATTAAGGAGGCGACATGGCACAGGGATTTACGCCGATCGTGGAGTTTTATGGCGCTAATGCCGCGCTGCTCAATCAACGCTTGATGCGTTGGAGCCATACCGACGCTGCAGGTATCGAGTCTGACCGGCTGGAGTTGACCCTCAATATCGAGGGACTGGAAGGTTTGCCCAGCCTGAGCGGCAAGATCGGTTTGCGCGTGGGTTATCAGGAGTCGGCGCTGGTGGAAAAAGGCGAGTTTGTGATCACGCAGCGCACGCCCGTGCTGTTTCCCATGCGCTTGATGATCGTGGCGACTGCCGCACCTTTCAGCATGCTCGACGCCAGCGGTTATCGTCAGCGACGGTCGGCCAGTTACGGGCCAACCACGTTGGGCGCACTGTTTCGCCAACTGGTCAGTCGCCACGGGTTTTCACCGCGTGTGGCTCCTGCGCTGGAAGGCATTGCGATTGCCCATATCGACCAGTCCAATGAAAGCGACATGGCGTTCATCACCCGCCTTGCCAAGCGCTACAGCGCGGTCACCAAACCAATCAACGAGCTGTACGTGCTGGCCGAGGCGGGGCAGGTCAAATCACTTACCGGGCAACTATTACCGCAGGTGAAGCTGTCCGTGACCCAGGACAACCGCCCCGGTGACCAGGCCTTCATCACTGCCAAGCTCGACGAAACGTCTCGCTCCAAATACATGGGCAGTCGCGTGACCTGGTGGGATGCCGCAGGTGGCAAACAGCAGGTAGTCGAGGTGGGGGTGGCACCGTTCAAAACCTTGCGTCAGCGCTGCCAGAACCAAGCCGAGGCGCGTGCCGTGGCTGAAGGCGAACTGCGTCGTGTGGGACGCGAAGGCTTGAAACTGGTGATCGATTGCCCTGGCAACCCGCTGCTGGCCGCTGAGGGTTTGCTGGTGCTGGATGAAACCTGGCCTTCGTATATGCAGGGCCAGTGGTCGATGAAACAGGTGGTGCATGTTGGCGATCCGGTGACGGGGTATCGCAGTTCGATTACAGCGAATGGGTTGTCGGCGTGAACAGGTAAGTCATTCGCAGCAGCAGTTCACTGATGTTGGAGGAACTTATGTTGAGAGAGCTTCGATGCGGAAACTGCAAAAAACTCCTTGCTCGAATAGGTGAGGTTACAGAACTCCAGATCAAATGTTCCCGTTGCGGGACGTTGAACCATGTGAAGGCCACGCGCCTCGAGCCATCGCCCATGAGCGCCATACGCCCAATATAGAGGCCTGAACTTAAATCAGCTCAGTAACGGAGTTTTAAAATGGAAAACGCAAACTCAGCGTCTCAAACCTTGCAAGATCTTTGGACCCAAGTGCAACCGGTGGATAACACCGGCATGCTTAGGCGCGTGGTTTTTGGGGACGGCAAGTTTTATGCGGCTGGTGGCAACGGTCTTCCCACAACCACTCAGCTTGTCAGCGGAGGCGCGACTGGTACAGCGTGGACCAAGCTTAAGGACGTCGTCACCTCTGATAGCGCAAAGGTCCTCAATGACCTGTACTGGAACGGTCTTGGGACACAGCTTCAAGCCGTTTCTCAATCCGGCAATGTGGCCTACGGCAGCACAGCACGCCCTGAAAGGGCTTGGACAAACATTACGGCAACTGTTCGCGCGTCCGGAGACTTGCAAGGCATTGTGTATTATCAGCCAATTTCCGGCAGCGACGCGACCTGGATACTGGTTGGGTCTAACGGTAAAGTCTTTTCCCGCTATGGCGATTGGTCAGGCCAGGTGGAGCGCACAACGACCTTCACTTCTGACGAGACTGTGTACTGCGTCAACGTCATTGGCGTTTTTGTGTTGGTTGCGGGATCGAATGGGAAGCTGCTTAGCGCTGTGAAGATGGCGACGGGTAATCCGCAATCATTCTCGACCGTAACCAGCACCTTCGGCACTAGCACCATCCTTTCCATGAAGCTTTGCAACGGGAAAATGTTTATCGTTGGTGCGGATGGCAAGATGGCATATTCACCCGATGGGCTTAACTGGACTGCTGTTGCAGATACCAGTTTCGGTGGAACCATCATCCGCGACATTGCTTACGGTAATGGCAAGTATGTAGCTGTCGGCGACGGCGGCAAGACAGCCGTTTCCGAGGATGGGATCGGCTGGGTTCAGCAAGCCAACACTTTCGCAGGAACCGATATCCGGAGCGTCGCCTACGGCAACGGCAATTTTATCGCTGTTGGTGCAGGCGGCAAGATTGCTTACTGGACTCCATGATCTTCTAGCTCCTTGCGTAATAGAGCCCAGCCGTCGCGCTGGGCTTTTTATTGCCTGATTTTCCCCATGCGCCTACTACGCGCAGATCGGTGCTACCGAAATCGAAAATGCAAAACAGGCCGACTCGATTACACCAGAGCAGCGCTGGTTCCTGAAAGGGCTCACCTTCGGACCTATCAATCGTTAATTCCAGGCCTCGCCATTGAACGGGGACGTTTGCCCTAAGCCGTTCGTCCATTGATTGGCACTGACCATGACCTGCCAGCCTCTCATGTTCAAGCGCGGATATCCCGAGCATAAAAACGGAGAGTCAGCATGGACATCGATAAGAATGCGCCAGGCAATATTTCTCAGCAGGAAGTCACACGCGGCACTGATAACGAGACAGGGCATGACCCAAGGCGTGATGAGGACAAGATCCCGCTGCCGCCTGACGACGATGCACCTCTCGAAGAGGATATGTCGGATGTGGACGCCGCTGATTCAGTAGCGAGCGAGCATCCTGACAACTGAGTAAAATCAGCTAACAAACCCGGCGATTGTGTCGGGTTTTTTATTGCCCACGGAAAGGGTAATTCAGCAAAAGGAATTTGCAGGTGTTGAAAGAATTCAGATGCGGTAACTGCAAAAGACTTCTCACCCGCACGGGTGGGTTTACAGAGCTCCAAATCAAATGTTCCCGATGCGGGACGTTGAAGCATGTGAAGCCCGCGAGCCTCGAGCAATCGCCTTTGAGCGACATGAAAGCGGAATCTTCCGCGACAAGTCATTCGACTCCATAGGTGAATACACATGAACACTATATTGAACTTCATCGTCTCTGAGAGCGCCAGGTCGCAGCATTTGCGTGCGGTTAATTCAAGGCGTGTGTGCTGCGTAATAGCTAAAGGATGGATAGGAAAAAGGGAGGCTCTATGTTTACGATTGACTACAACACTTATCGCACGCTTAAACCTTACGGCAAACGTGTACGTTTCCTGGTGTTGCACTACACCGCGTTGGACTTTTCTGGCTCGGTCAAATCGCTGACCACCGGGGCTGCAAGTGCGCATTATCTGATCCCGGATCCAATCGATCCGAGCTACATTGCGGCAGGCTTCAAAGGGCAGAAGATTTTCAGTCTGGTGGCGGAAGAGGACCGTGCGTGGCACGCAGGTGTCAGCCAGTGGGCCGGTCGTTCAGGGTTGAACGACACCTCTATCGGTATCGAGATTGTTAACCAGGCCACGGATGTCGACGGCGTTTTCACGTTCCCTGACTACCAGGCTTCGCAAATCAGAGCCCTCAAGCAATTGGCGAGGAACATCCTGCAACGTTACCCGGACATGTCGCCGAAAAACGTGGTAGGCCATTCCGATATTGCGGTCGGTCGCAAATCAGACCCCGGCCCCAAGCTTCCCTGGAAAGACCTTGCGCAGGCAGGTATCGGCGCCTGGTACGAGGATTCAGTCAAAGACAAATACCTCCAGCAATTCAGTGGCGAAACTCCTGAGCGTGACCAAGTGGTTCAGGCGTTCTCCCGCTATGGCTATGGCATTGAAACGCCCATTTCTGATGGTTTTTTCAGTGCGCTGGTACGGGCTTTTCAACTGCACTTTCGGCCTGAAAACCATGATGGCGTGCTGGATTGCGAAACCTGCGCGATCTTGTATGCACTGAATGAAAAATACGCCTGAGTTCGTGCGGTACTCAAAGCTCGATCTTCATTTCGAAGCGCCGAGGAGGGCAACATGGTCCTGTCCGAGCAACAGTTAGTTAAAGTCTTACCACGCTCACGGCTTAAAGCCGGCGTTTTCATTTCTGCGTTAAACGCGGCCATGTCACACCACCAAATCATCACACCTGAGCGCATGGCCGCATTTCTTGCCCAGGTCGGCCACGAATCCGGCCAGTTGCTCTATGTGCGAGAACTGGGCAGCGATCAATACCTGAGCAAATACGACACCGGCACCCTGGCGGCGCGTTTGGGCAACACCCCCGCGGCCGACGGCGATGGCCAGAAGTACCGGGGCAGGGGGCTTATCCAGATCACGGGGCGGCGCAATTACCTCGCCTGCAGCCAAGCGTTGTTTGGCGACGACCGCCTGTTGCAGCAACCGCAACTGCTGGAGCGGCCGCAATGGGCGTGTGAGTCCGCTGCCTGGTTCTGGCAGAGCAATGGTTTGAATGAACTCGCCGACAAAGACCAGTTCACCACCATTACCCGGCGCATCAATGGCGGGCTGAACGGGCTGGACGAGCGTTTGCAACTATGGGCGCGGGCGAAGGCGGTGCTGGGCGTTTCCTGA